CCGATAGGTGTAAGCGTCTTGGGGTGTCGAACCCCACAAGAGGCCATTGATAGAATCAATCAGGGGCATGCTATTATACGAGCCGGACTTCAGCCTGTGGATTCGTGGGGCATAATATGAGGAGGCCGCGAGGATGAGAATAGTGCTACGCCACATTTGGCGAGATTGGTGGTGGATTGTTGGAGCCTACCGGACCAGGCCAAAGCTCGAAATGTCGCATGAATCGCCGTCGCTCCAATACGTCCCATCTCAATACATGACGGCCGATGACGCCGCCGGGCTGTACATCGACGACGCCTAACCCTGCCTCGTCCTCTCGTCGATAGAAAATTCATCAAACGATATTTTTTCGTATACATCCATCTTAGACCAATTACCTTCGGCGGTTTCCATTAGACTTGATATCTCTGGCTCGCTCATCCGGGCTCAGAGTGTAGACGTGCCTGCAATTCGGCCCCAGCATATGCCCGCCACCAGACCTGACTTCGGCCAACGTTGGATATCCTGGAGTGTTTCCGGTGAGGGATACCGTGACACCCTCCCATCTCTGGCATGAAGGGCATGCCTTTGAGTGTGAAGAAAATACAACCAAGTCATATCCATGCTCAAGCAGCCTGAGCCGTGTTCCTTCCCGGAAAGAATCCATCGTCGCCTGGTGGACGGCCATCTCGGTATACGTCCTCATCGACCACTGGCGGCCGAGCCGATCGACGAACCCAGTGATGCCGCGCTCGGCGAGCTTTTCTTTCATCACTTTGGCCGATTGTTGGACTGCCTCCGACCCCAGGACCGCGCCCTCGGCGGCTTCGAGCTGGACGGCCCGGAACACGTCATCCACCCGCCGGCCGATCACGCCGTCCATGTCGACCATTCGCGAATAGGTGGCTTCCGCCAGGGCGGACGCAGCCTGCTGGTGGACGGTCCCGAAGCCCGCCGAGAGATGGGTCGAGAAAGCCATATCATCGGCGTAGGCCACGCCTTCGCGATAGAGGTATGGGACCGACTTTTGGCACCACTCCCGGGAACCCGCCAACAGATCCGCCCTCGCCGTCTTGACGTTGGCCTGGAGCGCCTGGAGGTATTCGGGATCGCCGCCACTGAGGAGGGCCCGGTTGATCTGCTTTTCGATCCGGGCCTCGCCACGTTCGTATAGCCGGATCAGGTTCTCGGCTTGGGCGTCGGTCAGCTGGAGGATCTGGTCTTCGGTCTTCACGAAACCTCACCCGGCGGGATCTCAAGAGCCAAAGGTTCCAGTTCCGGCCCGCTCGGAGCTTTCGCCGTGGCGTTGGCTTTGATCTCGTCCATGATCCGATCGCTATCCTCCTGGGATAGCCCGAGCTCACGATGGGCCTGTTGTGGGGAGTAGATCCCGGCCCGGCACAATATTTCGAGCCGCTGAGCCGTCTCGGTCGGATCGGTGGCGAGCGACAGCTCCCAGTTCATTTGGATGTCCTCGGCCGCGATCGGCGGGAGCCCCGACGCCGGGGTCGCCAGCCGACCCGCTGCTTCCAGGACAGCGGGGATTACATCCCAGAACGCCGCCCGGAACCGTCTGAGGTGGTCCATCGTGGGCGTCAGCTCCAGCATCAGGGCCCGACCGCTGGCGACATTTGCGGAATCGATACCAGACACCATCGCGGCCGATAGCTCCGTCACGTTCACAAACGCAATCAGGAGATCGGTGAGCTCCTGGGAGATGTGAGGCGACGAATCCAGGGGAGCAGCGACGAACGCCACGGCCCGGGAGGCGTCCGTCTCGTCTCCCCAGACTAGGAGAGGCTTTTCGAGGTCCGTTTTGGTCCGGTCGGTGTAGGGGTCACTCTTGATGCTCCCCCTGGAGACCACTGTTACGGGCTTGGAGTGGCCCGAATGATTATAGCGCCGCTGGCTGAGTGCCATCTCCAGTGCCTCGACGATCGAGAGAGCCTCCGGCGAGAACGATGCGTCTGGGATGCCATATGCCTGGTCGGTGGTCCGGGAGTTCCAGACTGGGAACACGCACCATCCTGGCACCGGCTGGCTATCGTTCCCATCGAGATCGTAGCCCTCGAAAAGGTTCGCCTTCGCGGCGAGGTCACGTCTCACCAGTTTCCCGGCTTCGCTGATCTGATACAACCGATACTCTATGGTCGTCTCCGAGTGGATTTCGATTTTCATCCAGGCGGATTCTGAGCCGCTATCAGATTTTTCGGTCCATTGCGTGAACAGTACGTGGTACCTGAACTCGCGGTCGTCGTCGGGCCAACACACCGGGATCCAGCAATCGGGCCTCACCGCCCGGATTTTCACTGCCTCCCCGGATCGCGAAACCTTCAGGACGCCGACGCCGCACCGGCACCAATCAACACCGGCCTCTTCCAGAGTTAGGGGGAACCGATCGCGCGTCATCCAAGCCTTGAACCTGGCGTTCATGGCTTCCGAGGCCACCGACAGCTCCAGCTCGGGGAGTGCGCCGTTCAGGACTACCCCGACCGCCTTCTCTGGGAGGGGGACCCTGATGTGGAGCTTTTTCGGCCGGACTTCGACGTCTTTGTCCATCCAGTTCTTCATGACGAGAAACGAGCCCCGTCCCCCATTGAAAATGTCAATGTTGGCCGTCATCCTAGCGATCCGCTCGGCTTCGCCGATCGGAGGCCACGGCTTGCCTTCGTCCAGAAACGAAAGATCAGTTTGCATCATTCGTCCCGCTCCCTCCGGAGCTGGTCGTTTTCCGCCCCCCGCCTGGCGATCGCCACCCGGCAATCATCACAGATCGGTTGATTTTCGATGACGACACGACGAATAACCCCGCATTCGAGGCTCTCCAGGGCGAACCGCTCCATCACGGGGGCGCGCGCGCCGCAACACATGCAGATCATTATCTCATCTCCCTAATCATATAACGGCAGCCATATCTTAATGCGTCTGGAAAATGGCTTCCGTCGTGTAGTGGCTTCTCCTCTTTACTATTCTCATCCCAACGATAATTATTGATGTATTTAATGGCGTTCGGGCAATCCGACGAGATCTTGAGCCATCCCTGGCTGAGCATCGTCGCCACGTCGAGGATGCCGTCTTTCACGCTGTTGTCGGCCCCCCGGATGTTCTCCACTTCGGCCCGCCCTGACCTCCTGCATTCGGTGATGAACGCCGCAGCTGACGGATCGCAGAGGATATCGGGGTATATCGGATGCCCCTTCCATCTGCATAATTTTATCAAGTCCTCTATATACTCCGTAGGGGCTTTCTGGCGGCCTCGGTGCTCCTTCGGGTCATAGTAGTACTCCCCGACCAAAAACCACGACCTGAGGGCATTCTGAGAAGGATTTTGTGCCAGGCCGTACAAACCTGCCGCGAAAGCGTCGGAAGTGCCGTAGTCGATGGAGACGACCCAGTCCAGGAACGCGCGGGGGCAGTCTCGGGCGTCCACCACGTAGCCGGCACCAACGTCGGGCCTGAAGAAGTCCCAGATCCGGCCCTCGGCTATGACCCAACGCCCCTGAATGAGCCGAGAATGCCAGACCGTCCCCTCGGGATACTCGGCTTTCAGAGAGGCGATGTACTCAGGGGTCAGGCTGGGATTGTCAGGGAGATAGAATTGCCAGGTCCGGATACCCCCGAGACCGGGGGCGTTGAGCCTCTCCTGAGACTCGGGGGAGAGGAAGTCTCGCCATGTGTAGTGATCTTCGTCCTCGGGATTGGTGGTGAAGATCCCCGTCGCCCCCGGAGTCGAAAGCCTGGAGAGGGCCATCTTCGTCACGTTCTCCGGCCAGGTGGTCATCTCGTCGCCGTAGAGGTCGGTCATGGTGCCGCCCTTCAGCTTCTTGTCCTGAGCCTTCGAGGAAGCGCTTCTGAGCTTACACTTCACGCCGAAAATGTAGCACTCTCGCCATCCTGTAGTGTAATCTATAGCTGCAGGTAGCAAGTCCTCCAGAGGGTTGATGACATTATCCCGCAAAGTGTCAAGAGTCTGGCCGATCATCCAGGGCTTGGCCCTCGGATTGTTTGCTATCCGGTTGAGCCAATAGAGATCCGCCGTCACCGACTTGGACGACCTCACGGCCCCCCACATGACATTGAGCCGCTTCGGGGGAGTAAGGAGGAATTCGCGAGACTTCCCGGATGGCAAAAAGAGATCCTCGCCCTTCACAGGCTCCTCACCTTGTGCGAGCTTCCGGAGGCATTCGTAGATGAGCCCCTGCTCCGGGTCCGGTAGGGCGATCGAAAGAGCTCCAAAAAGAGGATCGTGCTCTGTGATCTTCTGAAACTCCACCGCAGCCATGAACGACCGCATCAATGCCCGAGGGTCGATCTCCTCCTGGCCCGTCTCGGTCGTGGCGAGGACTTGGGGGGTGGTCATGACTTTTTCGATCCGCCCCACGGTCCCGGAGATGGCCGATAGGATGGCCGACATTACGCCCCCTTGAGTCGACGATCAATCTCGTCCACTCTTTCCTTCAGCTTCTTGTAATCAGTGACCTCCAGAATGCGAGCCACGAGAGCCGCCGTAGAGGTGGCATATTGGACCATGACGCCAGGTTTGTGGTCCTTCTCGGCCATCAGAGCGCCCCGAAGGGCCACATCGTGAGCCTCGTCGAGCCATTTCAGAGCGTCGTCGGCAATGACTCTCTCCTTTTTCGCGGCGGCGCGTTGCACTTTGGCTTTGATGTGGTTCTTATGGTTCTTTAAAGCGCCATATTTGACGTCAAATTGGCGGCCAATGGACGCTAAAGTCTGCCCTTCCTGGATAGCCCGGTCTATCTCCGCCCTCTTTTCGTGTTGACAAATCGAGCACGGTTGGGCCAATTACGGCCCCCGGAAGGTGGCAGAATAAAAACAGCCTTCGCTCATTATGCGCTTATCTTATCTTCTCCAATGTATAAAAACTTATCCTTCGACGGGGAGAGAGGGGCGAAAGACCCCGGTCTTTAGGCTGGGGATGTAGAGCCCCTCTAAATGCCTCTGCTGAAGGCGGATAGCGTGGCAGCGGCGGCACAAGAGCACGCCGCCGCGTCGCCTCATCTCGGACTCGTCCAACGAGCGCATACACCCCCAGCAGTAGGCGATCATTCATGCCCCGGCCAATAGGCCACCGGCCTCCGGACGCCGCGCCCGGGCTTCTTGATGCCGTGGACCTTGCCCCGCCAATATCGGACCATCGTGACATAGCACCCGTTGCCGACGATGTCGGCTATCTCCCGGTCGGTGAGGCCCTCGGCAACTCGGGCCGCCACCCACCGGCGGTCCGTCAGGAGGGGGTATCTCACCCGCCTCGGATATTCTCCGGATGGCATCTCTTGGACGAAGCTCATCACACCCACCTCGCCAGCATCGGTCCGATCAGGAGAAGGCCCGGCTCGACGCCGAGAGAACGGTCCTCCAGGGAGAAGACCAGATCCACCTCGGCCTCGCCGTCTACGGTCACGTCCCACCGTTCCGGGTGGCGTTGCGTTTCCATGATGATCGCCGTGAACCGCTCGGGGGCGGTGCCCTTCGTGAGGCCCTGCCTGAAAAGCTCGGCGGGCTCTATGATGCCGCCGAAATGAAGGACGTGGTGGATGTCGAGTACATGGTGGAGGCGTGAGGCATGATGCCGTTGCCCATAGCAATTGCATTAGGCATAGCGATCGCATTCATGCTTTGGGTTATGCTGAATAAATAGGGGAGTGTGGAATGAACTGGAAGATAGTATTAGGACTGCTGGCCCTGGTCGGAAGTGCTTTTGCGCTTCCCCTGGGGCCATATGGGATCGACTACGACCAAATCGACGGCGCGATATGGACACCGATCGCGAAAAACGATGGTATCGGCGCCGATAACCTGACGACCACGGCCTATGCTGGGGTGCTTTTGGCGCCCGATGGGTGGGCGCTGATCATCATCAACGACTTCAACCGAGAGATCGGCCTCGACTCTTACGACTGTTGGGGCATGATGGGCAACGTGACGGAGTTTATCCCGGTCGAAAATCTCCAGACCGCCGTGGCGAACGATGGCCAAAACTGGCGAGCCGTCTGGTCCTTGGACGGAGGTTGGGAGGACGGTATCCTCTACGGCACCGATGCCGTAGCCGTCACGACCGGGGGATGGGATCGAGAGGAGGTCCTGGCCTTCCTGGGATCGCTGAAAGTGGAAAAAACGAGCCCGTAACTCCTGGAGTTCGGGCTCCATTCCATGTTTATAAAAATGTGCTTATGCCTTTGCCACCTGCGCTTTTTCGAGATTTTCCACTCTGACTTTTAGGGCCTCGTTTTCTGCGAGAAGTTGCTGCGCCGCCGTGGTGAGGACGGAGAGCATCGCTCCGATATCTCGGCCGGGAACCTCTTCGTATCTGTCCGATTTGGTGACGGTCTCGGTGATGGTCTCGGTGACGACCTCGCCGGTGATCTCGTCGAGAATCTCTTTGCCCTTTCCATCGAGGATCGGGACCTTTTTTTGGACTTCGACCTCCTCGAAGATCGGCTTGCGGTAGGACCGGCGGGCGAACTCGGGGAGCGTGGCGTGGTCGATATGGCCGTTGCCGTCGTCCTGGATGGCCTTGATAGCGGCCAGGGCGTCGCCTACGAAGGCCGGGGTCCGGTCGGTGAACGTGAGGGCCGAACAGTCGCCGACGACGTAGAGGTTGTTGTCTCCGGGGTCGCTGTCGGCGCCGACGTTGACTCCGCCGTTGACTGCGAGCTTTGCCGCTTGCGTCACCGTCCCGACACCGACAGCTCCGGTGATCGATATAGCAACCAGGTCGTCGCCAGTGTCAATACTGCCATATCGGAGGAACATCCCCCCCGCGGTGTTGATAATGTGATTCCATTGATATGGCCCAGACGTCCGCAATTGGACGATCGCGGAATTTGTATAGTCGGAGCCCTCCACGTGTACTCTGCCAACGGGCGACGCTGCCCCGAACCCGGCCCATCCTCTTGAGACGATGTGGATGCCATCACCTGCATTGTTCAGTAGGTCGAGACCATCCCCATCTATGGCGCTGAGACCGGACAGCGATAGCACCCCAGCCGAAGACAGTTCCATGATAGCGGATACCCCGCCGTCGGCGTTGGCTCCAGAATACCAACGATACCCACCACTGGATTTCATATATGTGTGTAAAGTTTCGACCCCAATGCAATATCCCTCTGATTCGCCCAACCTGTCCAAGTATAACGAGATTTTATCGCCTGTCCCCTCGGAGAAGGCCATGCCGCCTCCACTTTGGATTGTAATGCCATTCCCGGCACTGTCGTGGAGCTGGAGACCATCCCCATCTATGGCGCTGAGACCGGACAGCGATAGCACCCCAGCCGAAGACAGTTCCATGATAGCGGATACCCCGCCGTCGGCGTTGGCTCCAGAATACCAACGATACCCACCACTGGATTTCATATATGTGTGTAAAGTTTCGACCCCAATGCAATATCCCTCTGATTCGCCCAACCTGTCCAAGTATAACGAGATTTTATCGCCTGTCCCCTCGGAGAAGGCCATGCCGCCTCCACTTTGGATTGTAATGCCATTCCCGGCACTGTCGTGGAGCTGGAGACCGTCGGCGTCCCTCGCCCGGATTTTATCGGTGGCTATATAGATCCCATCGCCGAGGACGTTGTTCTTCGTCAACATCATGGCGAGGTTGTCGATGAGCTGGAAATTGTTGGCCTCGTTGGCGTTACGGTTGAGTAGGCTGGTCGTGACTTCGTTGAGCGTCATCCCGAATCTGGCCGTTGCCATCTAGCCCGCCTCCTGTCTGATCTTCATCAACTCTGCGACAGTCCTGATTCGGTCCAGTTCGTAGTGGATGAGACGGAGCTTATGGGCCTCGTCGTCAGCCACGAGTGCAGCGGCCGTCGCCTCCTCCCTAGCGTCTTTCGTCTTCTCCAGGAGGATTTTCTGGATCTTGTCCGGGGGGGCGCCGTACTCAGCAGCCTTCGCGGCTTCAGCCTGCTCCAATTTGA